AGTAGCTGAAGCTGAAGAAAAAGCTGCTAAGAAATCTAACAAAAAATAAAAAAAATAAACAAGTTATACCCGTAGGATCATAGAAATCCTACGGGTATTTATTGTCTTATTTTTTTCTCACTGTACGCTTAATATTGCGTACAATGATTAATACGCGGTGTGCTAACCAGAATAAACCAAAATACTTTGCAACTTGCAAAGTAATAATTACTGATAACATAGAATCTTGACTCATATATTGAGTCAAAAGATTAGAAAGCCAACGTAATCCGAAAAACGGATCGATTGTCATCCCAACAATAAATACTAAAATTACTACAGTTAACATTGCAGCTACAAGTGCTGCAAATTTTGTTACGATATCAGATTTCAATAATAAATTAAACATAATAAATTTCTCCTTTAAAATAAAATATAAATTATAAATACGATATACACTTATCACTATAACACCTTAATAATATATAACTATTAAAACACAGTTTTACAAAGGTGATAAATATGCAAATATATTATCAGATGTCTACCAGGAATAAAAGCTTTCTGGATATGCATATATATCTTAAATCCATAGGAATTAAGAATAACAAATTCATGCTGGCTCTGTTAGACCCTGATTTAGCGGCTATAGACCCACATGATCCGAATTTAAATCAATATTATAAGGGTAAAGTACTAGCCGAATGTATGGCAAACTTCTGGTACTTTATTCGAGAAGTATGTAGAGTTCCAGACCAAGGTGGTAGCGGTACAGGTATACCATTTAGACTACACCGTGGTAATATGGCTTTATTCTTCTGCTCTATATATAATATGAATATCTTCCACGAGCTACCACGTCAGCAAGGTAAAACATTAGCTGCTGATGCAAGATATTTATATTTGTTTAACTTTGGTACTTCGAATGCTACTATTGCATTCTTACATAAAGCACAAGATGGTTCTAAGGATAACTTACAAACTCTAAAGAATCTTCGTGAATGTTTGCCGCCATATCTAAGAATGGATGCTCCATTTAATAGAAAAGATGGTAAAGCTGCAAAAGCTTCGGATACTGTATTACGTCTAGAGCATGCAGTTAATAGAAATAAAATTATCACTGTAGCTTCTGCACGTAATAAAACTGCAGCTCAGAACTTGCTACGTGGTAAATCTATCCCTCTATTATGGGGTGACGAATGGGGATTTGCACCATATAATGAAATCATTTATCTAAATACAGTTCCAGCATTCAAGAGAGCTGCAGATAACTCAAGAGCAAATGGTGCACCATACGGTATCCTATTTACAACTACCCCAGGATTCTTGACTTCTCAAGAAGGGGTATTTGCATTTCAAATGAAAGAAGACGCAGTTCCATTTAGTGAAACTTGGTATGATAAATCTTATCAAGAAATCATGGAAATAATGGAATCTAATACTAAGTCTACTTTCGTATATATTAAGTTTACATATCAACAACTAGGCTGTAGTGAACAATGGTTCAAAGAAATCTGTAGAACCATGAATAATAAATGGGAAGATATCCGTCGTGAAGTTTTACTTGAATGGTCAAACTCCACTGATAACTCACCATTTACATTAGAAGAATTAGAAACAATGTCTAGGTTAACTAGAGAACCAACCTCGGTAATAGATGTACTGAATGGCAAGTTCCAAGTTAATCTATATGATACTATCGAATATAATAGAAATGGTTTACCAGTAGATCCACCTATAATGGGTGTCGACGTATCTGGGGGTTATCGACGAGATAGCTCAGCCATTTCAATTATAGATAGTAAGACAACTAAAGTAATAGCTGACTTTAAGTGCAACTATATTAGCCAAATAGAACTGGCTAAGATTATAGTTGAATTAACGCAAAAGTATATGCGTAATGCTGTAATTAATGTCGAACGAAATGGTGTAAGAACGCACTGCATAAATAGAAATGTTTATGTATCAACAGGGTTAATTGCTTTGACGCATAGGAGTAAAGTTATCTCCTACGTTTAGCAGCGAAAGTATCTAATAATACAATATACTCAACAATAAATATGAGGTATTAAATTATGAAAAAAGATTTATTTAACGGTAGATATACAATAGATTCAAGTGGCAATATATTTAATAATGATTTAAATAGATATATCTCACCATATATAACAAATAAAGGCTATAAAGCAGTAGATTTGTATTATGGTGGTAAAAGATATAAATATTTAGTCCATAGATTGGTAGCTGAATCTTTTGTACCAAATCCAAATAATCACCCAATAGTATTACATTTAGACTCAGTGAGGTTAAATTGTAATGCATCAAATTTAAAATGGGGAACTTATTCTGAAAATAATAAACAGGCAGTGGCTGAAGGCCATATGAAAGTTCCAAGACCTGATAATAGAAAGTATTATATCTTATATAATACTACGTTTATTATGAAATTCTATGGATTAAAATCTATAGTAGAAGCAACTGGAATATCTGAATCTAGATTGAGAAATTATATATTCAGAAATCAAGCTATTCCAGATGGTGATTACATTGGTTATAGAATTAAATTATTAGATAACACGTTCAACGATCATCTCCTGACGGGAGAGTAGAACCGCAAGCGATTGGCGGAGGAAAAATCCTGGCCTCAGCAAGTAAAGTTGGAGGACGACAAATGATCTAGACACGTCCTGTAATGGGAGTGATGCAAAATTGCATAAGTATAGTGTAGCGACTATATTTAAATATATTCGGGTTCGGGGCATCAGTAATAGCTTTATTGAAGAAGGCTGGAATTACTAATAATCTTTATTACGAATTTAAAGATAAAATTATCGAAGAACGATTCGAAGGGCCTGGAGCTATTAAGAGAATTAAACAGCTCACTAAGGTATTCGGTCTTGATTCGACTAAAGGCGTACGTGAACTTTTAATGGAAATATTAAAAGAGCGTATGGATAACCATAAAGATAAGTTTGTATCTAAACGATTATATGATGAATTCCTTGGATTGGAAGTTAAACGTAATGGTAAGATAGAGCATTCTACTAATACACATGATGATTTGACTTTCTCATATCTAATGGCATTATATGTATGGTATGAAGGTAAAAACTTAAAAGAAGCATTTGGTATTAATAAAACAGTCTTAAAGACTGATGAAGATGTAGATGATATAGTATTTGATGCAGCAGTGGAAACTGTTGAAATCTATGAAGAAACTATTCAACTACAAAAAGACTTAGCTAAAGATGATCCAACAGAATTATCCCCTATGGATAAGTTAAAACAAGCTCAAAGAGCTATCGGTATGACTTATCAAGAGTGGATAAAAGCTGAGGATGCTAAAGAGAAAGAAGCTTTAGAGACTGCATTACAAGATCCTCAATTCTTAAAGGCATATGCATATAAGTATAATCTAACAAAAGAAGATGTAGATTTAATACGTAATCAGCAAGATGGTAAATTGCCAGAACAGGCATTTATCTCATTATATTCTAATGATACACCAAATCAAAATTCCCATTTATCTGGTAATCTTTCTAAGTTCTATAATCAAATCTAAAAATTTAAATATTTACTTACATTTCAGTAAATTTTAAATTAACTATTTAAGGAGGAATCCGATGTTTGGCTATAGTAACGGGAATGCTGGTTATGAACTAGCAAATGAACACCAATTATCTGAAATATTAGCAAACTTCAGTAGCGATTATATCTATGATGTAATTGATAATCATATTAGTAAACGCTATGAATTTGCTATTAATGCAAAACCAAATATGGTAAATGTATTTCGATCCAACTTTGATAATATTAGAGCTAATTATCCAATGGATGTAGAAAATACAAATTCAGTTGAACTCGATGTATATAAAAATATCATCGATACAATCTGTAATAAATGTAATGTATCCCATATTGATGATTCTGATGATAATATCTATTTATTAGCATCTACGTTATATGATTTCTTAGTATGTGGATTTAATGCTCATATGACTAACTTCTTGATTAATCTAATTGTATCTGAACAGAACTCTATCTATTCTGCTCTTGAATTAGAAAACTTGAAGAAATCTAAAGATAGCTCCACTATCTATAACAAGAAAGTTATGGATAATTCTAAATTAGCCGTAATCAATGCTAATTTACCAACAGTAATTCAATACATTTCTACATTAGATATTCGTATGGCTGATATCTTAGCTAATTGCTATCAGCAACCTATTGTAGATTTGCTTACATCTAATTTCAGTGAAGATGTTAATATCTTTACAGATTTTATGAAAACTATTATTTCCAATCAGTACTTATTCCCTGAATATGTAACTGAATTACGTTTACGAATTCAAAATATTAGAGGAGAATACAAATGAGCGTAGAGACAAAATTAGATATTGTTGAAGACCTAAACCTAGCTACAGAAGAAGATGCAGCTAGATTAGATGATAAGAACGTAAAAGCTATCGTTCCAGAAGTTCCTCCAACTGCTGAGGAAATTGATGCTATGGAAAAAGTAGAAGTTCTTGAGGAGGATAAGGCTGATGCCGACTTTCCCTCAAATGAAAGCCATGGCGAAGAACCAGCTAAAGATGGATCTAAAGAAGACACTAAAGACGTTGAGATTGTTAGCTCCAATGGAGTTTCCGAAAGCAACGAGAATGTTTCTAGCGATCCGGAATTGGAAGAAGCGTTAAAGAAATTTGATGAATTAACAATCTCTGTAGAAGATGTTAAAAAATCCATTTCTGAAAACAAAGAATTCCCTAAATTAGATTTGTCAGATGATGATATTCAAAATATCATTGATACATATCTAAAAGTAATTAAAGATGATACTGCTAATGTAACTACTTTACTTACCGCTGGTCTAAAAGAAAAATTCTTAATTCAAGCTAGTAAAGATGGAGTAAATACATCTAATACTAAAGAATTAGAATTCTATATTGAAGGTCTTATTCGTGAAGCATGTACTAATGCATTCATGGATAAAGGTAAAGCTTTATTAGATGAAACAGTTAAGAAAGCTACATCTAAATTAGATGAAGATATTTCTATTGATGAATATATTGAAGTATCTCATAATGATCGTATTCAAAAGATGAATCAAGTTCTTGCTGATGAAAAATCTTCTGATAAAGTTAAAGTATTTGCTAACTCTGTAATTAAAGCATTGAATGATTCTACTGATTATTCTGATATCTATGAATTCTTGAAATTGCATAATTCTTATTTCAATGCACTTAGAGCATTCAGACATCAAGATTACTATCGTAGAGAAATCATGTCTGCTTTACAGGCTATTGGAGTTAAGACTGCAAATGTAGCAGCTATTATTGATGCTATTGGTAGATTTAACCATAATCCTGATAATACAGTTGTAGTTAATGCTATCTTACTTCGTGTAATTTATACGAATACTAACTTTAAAAATAAAGTTGATTTGTTAAAACTATATAGCTTTATTATGAATTTATCTGCCGCTATTCATGTATATGAAACTAAAGATGAAGTAAATGATTTCTATAAACAAATCATTTTTAACTTCCAACAATTAGTTGCATATATTGATAAAGGTTTTATTGAATGGAATAAAACTGCCCATGTAGTTAAATCTGAAAAGAAAACTAAGAAGCGTAAATAATATTATACATATAAATAATGGTGGCCAATGGTTTCAAACCATTGGCCTATTTATTTTTTTATTTTCTAAGGAGAATTATTATGGGAAATAATATAAGTGCTACAGCGGAGGAGCCAATCAGAAATAAAATAAACAATAAAAAGTATATAGATATAAACAACGTAGTTATTGATGAAAAGTTAAAGGTAATTAACTTAGGATATTCTAATGGAGTTGTAGTTAGATATGCTAGAGATGGAAGAAAGCTAGACGATGGTAGAACTGTATCTCCTGAAATACCATTTGAAAATCCAATCAATAAAATAAAAGACTTTATTGGTAATAATGCAGATAATCCAAATCTACATGTGGAAGTATCTCTATTAGACACATATGAAACTAAAGATGGTAAATACTTATTCTATTATACCGATGGATCATTTGTATCTGTTAAAGATAGAGCTATTATAGTTGATACTAGAAATGCTAAAAGAAAATATCAAAGTATACGAAAAGCATTGGTATATAATTATTCAGAATTGCTAGATGTAACTACTGATAGATTTTATACTAAACCAGAATTGACTGATTCTCAAAAGTTAGCTGAATATAATAGAAAATATTCTAATCTGCCACAAGATTTATTAATGGGATATTCATCTAATAACTCTAAAAGAACTAGTAGACTTGCGGATTATTACAATAATAATCCATTTAGATTTTATGATCCATCTAACTATGTAAATGATTATGAATCATATAAAGATTCATTTAAAAAACGACAAAGATAATAAATTTGGAGATGGGCGAGTATGTCCATCTCCTATATATTTTTTCAACATTAGGATAATTGAATATTACTAATCATGGAGGTACTAATATGGCTTTCGATAATGTTGTAGATCCTACTAGTTGTAACCCTTATACCACTGCTAGTGGTGATCGTAAACGTGCTTGCCCTAAAGCTAATCTTGTTGATATACAAGCTAAAATTCTTAGATCTTTAATGCTTTCTTTCACTTTCTCTAATCCTCAAGATAATTATAAAGTTCTTCTTTATGAAGGCTCTGATGAAATCTGGGAAATTGACTATGTAAAAGATGGTGAATTACAACGTGCTGCTGGTAAAGTTGCTGGCTTTGAATGTTGGTCAAATAAACATGTAGCTTTGTCTACATATAGAGCTAATGGAATTAAAGAACGTGATGAAAAAATAGTAGTTCGTTTTGATTGCTCTATGGATTATAAAAATAAAGTTGTTGCTATTGATGTTAGAAATATTAGACGTCTTAAATTGGCTGGCTCTATTTCTGACTCTGAACTTACTCAAGATTCTGAAAATAAATTCTACAAGACTTCTAAGAATGCTTATAACTTCTTACGAAACTTATATCCAAAAACTTATATGGATATTACAGAATTGGATAAAGAATTGAATACTGATTTAATGGAATATGCAGATCACATGTTTGATGGTGGTACTTCTTTATTAAGATTATCCCCAATTAACTTAGTTAATACTGTATCTGCAGACTATATGTTTAAAGACAATGAAAACTTACAATCTGTAGTTTTATCTAATAGTGATAAATTAGCATCTGCAGTTGGTATGTTTGAAAATTGCCGTAAATTAAATAATGTAGAATTGAATACTAAATCTGTACAAAGTGGCGAAAATATGTTTAAAAATTGTAACAGTCTAGTTGCATTGAAATTAAATGTAAACTCTTTGACTAATACAAAAAATATGTTTTTAGGATGTAGATCTTTAACTAAGTTACAAGTTACTGGTGAACTTAAAACTGGTTTAGATCTAACTAAATGCCCATTAGATGAAAACTCTGTTGCATCTGTATTGAATGCATTAAGCAATAATGGTCCAGATGAAAGTCAATTGATTTCTTTTGAACCAAGAGATGTTAATGCCACTTTGCTTCCAATTGCTCAAGCTGCAGAGGCCGCAGGTTGGACAATTAGGGGATTAAACTTCGTCGGAGATAAGCTAGAAGAAGAGCTATCTATCGATCTACTCGAGTCTTATAAACGTGGTAAATCTGAAGGTTAATATACCCCAGATTCATCATATACCGACTGTATAGGCATATAACCGAATATACTTTATTAATAAACATATAAATAGTTAATAAATAATTAACTATTTTCAAGAAAGGAGAATTTCTTTAAATGGCTACTAAAATTGCTGATCAAATCAAAAATATCTTGAACCCTTTTGCTACAGAAGTTGGTAAAGATATTAAAAAATTAACTGATTCTAAGCAGGATAAACTTAAACCTGGTCTTAATATCACTATTTCTCCAGATGGTACTATCTCTTCCACTGGTGCAGGTGAAGCTCCAGATTTGAGCAACTATCCTACAACCCAACAAGTTGGTACTATTGTAGATGGTAAACTTGCTGACTATGTTAAGACTGAAGCTCTAGCTAATTACGTTCAAACTGCTACGCTTACTACTACTTTAGCAGACTATGCTAAAACAGAAGCATTAGCTAATTACGTTCAAACAACTGCATTAACTACTGCATTGGAACCTTATGCTAAAACAGCTGCTTTAGATGCATATGTTAAAACAGAAGCGTTGACTACTGCTTTGACTCCTTATGCTAAAACTGAAGCTTTAGATGCATATGTTAAAACTGATGCATTGGATACAAAATTACAACCTTATGCTAAAACAGAAGCATTGGCTGACTTTGTAACTAATGTAGCATTAACCACTGGTTTAGAACCATATGCTAAGAAAGAAGAAGTTGTAAAGACTGCAGACTTGGAAGGTCTAGATACATTCAACTTAGTTGAAGTTTACAATACCGCTAAAACACAAGCCTAAGTCTTAAGCTAAATATTTAATTATAGAGATGGTATTCAGTACCATCTCTATAATTTATATTTTTGGAGGTATTATGAAGCTTAATGATATTATTAAGAAACTTCTTACTACCTTTTCTAAAGAGGTAGCTAAAGATGTTTCTAAGTTGCAGAAGGATATAGTTAATCTGAAACCAAAAAGTGGTACAACCACACCAACTAGTGGCGATTATATAGGTCAGATCTTCGCAAAAGAAGATGGCCCAACTAAGAAACTTAAATTTTGGGATGGCATTAACTGGACTGATGTTAGTAACTCCCAAAGTGCATCAGAAATAAACTCTATAGTTGATACTGCCGTAGGGAAGAAATTTAAAACTGGCACGTATGAAGATATACCAAAAAATGGTAAGGAAGAAAATGAAGCCAAAGGCTATGCCGCTGGTTCTATTTATATAGATTATGACTCCAATGATGTTTACTGTTTAGACAGATTCTGGAAATGGAAAAATATCAAAGGCATTCAAGTTAATGACCAACTCCCACAATATTCTTCTTATGCCGGTGAATTATATTATATGCCTAGGGCTAAAAGATTATATATTTGTCTCGGTGATATAAATTGGGTTGTATTATATGATGGAAATGCCACTCAACCAGATACTAGTAATTTTATTACTCGTGATGAATTAAATACAACTCTTAAGAAAATTGAAGAAGAAATTTCTAAAATTAGAGGTAAATAATTATGGCAGATGACAAACAGACAACAACCGATCTAGTCAATAAAGTAGTAGAAAGCTTTGGGTTATTACATAATGACTTAGAAGAAGTTAAAAATATTTTAGTTAAAAATGGTATTCAGTCCACTGGTACAACTTCTCAATTAGCTGCAGAAGTTACTAAACTTCCAGAAAAGACTGAAGAAACTATTAAGAAATCTGGGGAAGTTAAAGGGCTAGCTAATGGTATTCTAGATATTACTGGTGGATTTACTTATGCTCCAAATTCTGCAACAGCTTTAAATGAAACTAACTGTTTGGTTAATAATAAGAATAAAGAATTTACTTTACCTAAAGGTAAAGATTTAGCAATGTATTTCCCTACAGATAGTTTAGTTAATAATATTCTTACAACTGAAACATCTGCTGATAAGAGAAATTTAGTACTAAATGTATCTGATAAACAATTCTTACAAGATTCTTATGCTTACTTAACTGGGGCTAAAGATATTGGTGATATTAATTTTACTGTAAATATTAATGATCAAAGTTTAACAAAAGTAAACTACAACGGAAAACAGTATGTAAATTTTCCTAAGGAAGGGAATAATGATAGACCTGGAGTTTCCGTATTTACTGGTAAAATTGGCTTTGCCGATTATAATACTAAATTTACAGTTAATGGTGAAGTATTAGAGTATGTAAAATGCGATACATTTACTCTTACTCCTAATAAATACGTAAAAGAAGTAGTATGTAATAATCTTAATATAGATTATTATGCTTTAATGAATATCTTATATAAATATAATAAGATAGTTTCTGCATATGAAACCGGAGAAGAAACTCCAAACTTTGATCCTATCATTATTAGAGTTATTAATGAAATTACAGATGTTGAAAATATTAGTACATCTTTAGATTATAGATATAAACGCCCATCATTCTTAGATGATGTAGATCCATTAAATAACAGCTCTTTTTTCAGTGAGCAAGAGCTTAAATATGCTGCTTTTGAAAAAGCAAAAAATATTATTGGTCTTAGTCACATGCCAGCTGAATTTTTATCTAAGATGTGTCATATTCTAGTAGATCCAGCTAAGATTAATTTAATTAGATCCATAAAACCTTTATTGATGAGACTTCCATTGTATAGTTTAGATAATACTAAAAAATATAACTATTCCAATCAAACTTGGGAAGATGTATCCAAAGCAACTGATGATACTTCTCGTTATTTTGATATTACTTCCTCTGGTGAACTAGAAGTAGATAAAGGCCAACTCATTGGTATTGATAAATCTCAAAAGATTCGTCAAGGTATATGTAAAATAAATCTAAATCCTGAAACTAGAGATAAAGGTATCATTGTATTAGAAGATTTAGATTCTAATAGAGATATCATATGTAAAAAGAATTCATATTTTACAGAAACTCCAGATAATCGTTATATTATTAAAAATAAAGCATTAGTTGAAACTCCATTCGATTCTAATAACTATTTCCTTAATAGTATTAAATTTGAATTTGAAAGTACACATAATGTAGGTAGTTCTTATCCTTTCCATGATCTAGATTTTAGTAGTGATAAATTGGAAGTAAAATTTGGTAATGATATTAATACCGGCTCTGAGTATGCAGAAATACGTGATTATGTACGTACTATGCCCGGTCCTATAAATACTAAATTTAAATCTTCCGATAATACAGATATTACTAAATTAGATATGACTGCATATTCTGAAGGCTGTCCACTATTCTTCAATAAATATATTACTGAAGTTAAGGTTAATAAAATTATTATTCCTTACAAAGCTAAATCATTTAGAAGACTAATATTTGGTAAAATTAGCGATGCCGGATTTACTAAGTTTATTTTTTCAGATAGCCCATCTATAGCTGAATCACTCACATGGTCCTTATCTTTCTATAGAGATAACCTTAGCGAATATGATTATGATTTTGGAGATTTTGGTGTATATAACCATACTGGTTACAGATTCGATTGTACTCAACAAGAAGCAATTAATAACTTTGTATCTCATATCCATTGTCATATTAGATCTAACAACCCAATTCTTCAAAATAAGAACTTCTTAAAATATCGGTTGCCACTATTTACATTAGATGGCAATCAACGATTTAACTATTCTTTACGTCAATGGCAA